GTGGGCTACGCCAGCGACTGGAATCAGGTTCTGCAAGCCTTCACCGACTGCGGCGGCCTGCTCTTGTCCGGATTGCGTGCGCGGTGCATAGGTCAGCGCCTCGGCGCCACCGGCTGCGGCCTGCTCAACCATGCGCTGGGCTTCCGGCGTGCCAAATGAACCATCGAGGATTGCTTGCGTGATGCCCTTGGCGGTGCCCCCAACCATGCCGACGGCGCCACCGGTCAGGCCTGTGACTGCGTTCAATGCTGCTTCACCCGTGCCAATGGCCTTGTCGATCAGGCCGGGTTCTTGCTGTTGAGGCAAAGTGGCCGGCACATTCGCGCCCGGGATCAGGTTTGCGCTGTCCTTGCGCGCCGCAACCACGGCAGCAGCCAGGCGCCGGGCTGCATCCATGTCGCCTGCCTTGTCGGCATTGACAAGGGCACGTTCAATGTCTTGCAGAGTCGCCATCAGTTGCCACCCGCGTACTTTTTGACCAGGGCGTCAATGTCGGCGCCCGATGTGCTGACCGCTGGCGTGTCCGGGATGGACTCAGGCAAGCCGCTGCGCGCTGCCATGTTCTTGCGTGCTTTCATCACCAGGCGCTGGGCCTCACGCACGTTTTCAAGCAGACGCTCCGGGGATTGCTTGAGGCTGAAATTCTGCAAGGCAGCCTGCAGCTTTTCACCCTCGGCATTGGACAGCGCGCCCATACCCTTGATGTTGGGGATTTGCGCCATGAACGACTGAGAGCCAAGCGTCTCAACCAGGGCCTCGAAGTCTGCCGTGTCCTGGCTCATGGTCGGCATGCGGGACGATACCGGGCCAGCGGCTGAGCCAACGACATCCTTGGGCGTCTTCAGGATGCGGTCAGCCGTGTTCAGCATGTTGTCCATGTTGCTGCGTGCAGACTCCAGATCGGCCACCTTGGACCGCACGGCGTCATCACGCTTCTGAACAAGATCGGCAAGCTTGAGCTGATTCTCCTGGCGCTTGATGCCGTTGCTATCACGCGCTACAGCCACATTGGCAGCAGCGATGGCCGCGTTCTGGCGGGCGATCTTGATGTCTTCCTGAATCTTGGTGATGTCCCAGCCCTTTTTCTGCAAGTCAATGGCTGCATCGGATTCTGCAAACTTGGCGGCGACGGCGGCCTTGGTTGCATCTGACTCGGATTTGTTGGCGTCGGCGATGGCCTTGCGTTCAGTGGCCGGTGCGGTGTTGATGTCGCCAAGATTTTTCAGAACCTTATCGCCACCCGGAAGACCAGCCAGGACGCCCATGGTGTGGGCGTAGGCTTGCTGTGGGTTGGTCTTGACCAGATCGAGCAACTTTTCATATTGCGCGGTTGGCTTCCCGCTGTTCTTTACCGCCGTGATGCGGTCTTGAAGCTTCTGCTCTGCCAGGTCTGGCCGTCCACTGTGCAGGGTAGCCGCCAGGTCGGCGCCGTCTTTCAGTTCGGTCTGCTGCTGGTCGGCGTTGAGCGTGTCCCAGCTTTGTTTGAAGGCTTCGCGGTGTTCTGGGTACTTTAGGGCAAGCGATGCAAAGGCCTGCGGCGTTGGGTCTTTCATGGCCGTCTGTGCGTCGGCTTGGTACTGCTGGGCGCGCTGTAGCTGCAATTGCTGCTGCTGACGCTGTAGCTGTGCTGCCCTGATCTGATTCGTGAAATTCATGCCACCCTGCACACTTCCGAGGAAATCCGTTTGCGGCATCATGGCCGTGTAGTTGATTGGGTCCATCAGAACATCCCCAAAATTGACCCACCAAGCTTGAATAGATTGCTCATATTGCTGGCCTGGGCGTTACCTTGCGCAATCTGTCCGCCAGCCGTAGCCGCGCCTTGTTGCTGCAACAGGCTGGAAATGCTTGATGCAGTTTGCATACCCGCATTACCAGTGCCAGCGGCGGCGTTCTGGCCAATTGATGTCAACCCGCCAAGCTTGGAATACTGGTCATTGATCAACTGCGAGAGCAGCGCCGGGCTGAACTGCGCCAGGGCGGCCTGGGTGTTGCCACCACGCAAGCCACCGGTGGCCGATGCGTTGGTAAGAATCGAGTTCTCACCCTGCTGGAGCATGCTCTTGTACTCGGCGCCGTTGGTAATTCCATTGATGGCTGTTTGCTGTGCGCCGTTGCCATTGAGACCAAGCAAGTCTTTCTGACCTGCAAGGCCGCTAACACCCGCGTTTGTGTAAGGCGCCAGTGCAGCCTGAAGTGCATCGAACTGGCGCCGGGTTTCGGCGATACCTGCGGCGCTGCTGGCGGCCTGTGTTTGTGCTGCTTGGGTGGCGGCGTCAGCCTGCGCATTTGCGCCGGATAAGTCTCCTACGAGTTCGCTAATAAAACTCATGGCAGTGTCCTCCACTCTGCCCGAGTCATGCCGAGCATGTAGACGCCCACCAGTTTTCCATTGACCTGGGCGCAGTTGCGCTTGAAGCCTTCAAGCTTGAATCCGAGGCGCAAGCAGTAGTTACGCGCTGACTCCAAGCCCTCAAGCACCATGGCGGTGACTCGCTGGATGTGCGGCTGGGAAAACGCATGGTTAAGGCACAGCCGCCCAAGCTGGCGGCACCATGGCAGCGCCTTGCGGGTCAGGAGTGCGTGAAGATCAAGGCCGATGGCCTCGGACTTGATGACAAGGACTGCGCCCACCAGTACGCCGGATACGTAGGCGCCGAGGTAGCTTGCTGCAGGGTGAATGACAGGTGCGGCGGGCCGATGATCGTGGCCAACCTTGGAAATCCATGGGTCTTTGTAGAGCTTGGCCAGTGCGGCCTGATCGTTAAGAGGTGTCACAGTCAGCATCACGTCCCCCCGTAGGGTTTAGCGAGCTGCTGGCGGCTCTGTAAGCTCAGCGGACCGGGCGCGTTGCCGGTCGGTGTGTGCGGATTGTATGCGCGCCGCGCCGCGCTTGTCTATCCCTATGCGCTCAACGCAACAGCCATAGCGGAATTGCCTTTGATGTTGGTGATGTCGGCGTCAAGATCAGTCCTGACTGCGTCTGCATTGTCTGTTGCGCTTGGAATGGCTGCCAACACCGTGGCGATGTCGCCAGTGATCACATTCACGCCGCCCACCGTCACCACACTGCTGACAACGTGATCCACCACTGGGAAAATCGATCCGCCCGTGGTGTCCAGAATGTCGGCCACCGATCCAGTAACTGAGTCAACGCCATAACCCCCGGTGATCTTTAGCGGCGTGCTGCTGGTGTTCTTTATCTTGAACAGCGTCACGATGTAATTAGCCTGATCCTTTGCCACGATGATCGAGCCGTCATCCTGAATGCCTGCGGAGGTTGTCAACCAATAGACGTTGTAGGCGTAGATTTGAGCCCAGCTCACAGTCCCGCCTGCAATGTTGATTTGCATGCGGTCGATTGCGTCCACGATGGTGATACCGGTCACAGCCGATCCATCAACCGCGTTGGCGTTGTAGACCGCATCAACCGACTGGCTTGCCAAGTAACTCAGTGCGGCATCAGTGGATAAAACCCCGCAGACACCAATTGGCGTATCAACAAAAAGCTTAGCTACCACCCCGCTGGCGTAGGCAATGCGGACCCTGATCGTGCGCGAACTTGCGGCATAGGCCGGGTCGGTCCAGGTGTAGGTAGTGCTCGCCGCTGCCACATTTGCCAGTTCGGTGCTGCTTGCGGTGTCGTAAATCTGGATGCGTGACCCTGCCACCAGGCCAGAAACAGTGACGCTTTGGTATACCAGCGCAGGTGGTGAATACGTGGTGCCGTCATCAGCGGTCATCGTGGCGAAGCCATTGAAGGCATTGCCCGCAGAGTTGATAACCCGAACCCCTTTGATCGAGGCACCAGCACCACCGCTGGCACCACGCTGCGTGACGTATGAACTGCCTGATTCCTCTGAGAGTACATGCCATAGAGCGCCTGTCTTCCCGTTCCATGCAGACAACTGGGCGATACCAGCCTTGATGTGCCTGAAAACATCTTGTGCGGTGACGCCTGGGTATGTCGATGTGTCAACCGTGACGGTGATTGACCACTGTTTTGACTGCCAAGTGACCGGGCTTGCCCCGTGGTCAGTGACGGTGACGCCAGCAATGGCCAGCGCCGTGGCTTCGGACACCCCGCCAAGCGAGACGCGGGCAGTCTGCCTCGTGAACCCACCAAAAGCCACATTGAAAGCTGTTCCTGCGGTGCCAAGCGGGTATGAGGCTTCGGCAATGGCACCTTCAATTTCATCGAAGCCAAATTTTCGGACACGGTATGTCCACGGGCCGCGCCCTGTCATCGCACCATGACCGGTGTTGGTCGAGTGGAGCACCTGCACGTCCGCTGACGTTGTGCTTGTCACGCTGTTGTCAATCGTCCATGCACTGTTGCGGATGGTTGCTACTGAACTTGAGTTCTGTAGGCCTGTGAATGTGTCCTTGAAATACAGGTTCTTTGTGGCGTTCGTGTTCGGAAGAGACTCAGGGTTGACATCAGAACCCGCCCGGTAATCCGTCGATATCAGGTTCGTGATGTTGAGCGTCTGCACCCGAGTGATTGAATCTGATCGCCATAAGGTATTGCTTGCACCCATGTCAAGCACTACAGCCCTAGAGCCAGCAGGTGCACCAATCGTAAATGTCCCATTGGCGTCGGCTCCGAACACTGAGATCGGCGCAGAAGAACCGTTCAAGAACTTGTAAGTTCCGCCCTGCACTACACCATTGCCCCAGCGCACTAGGATTAAGTTTGTGCCTGATCCAACATATGAGCATGACTCAAGAATATGGTTTGCACCAGTTGTCCATGCACCTCCGCTGTTCACTGATACGACATCTGTAGCATTGAATGACACCCCAAGGCACCACAGATGCGCCCAGTCGGTGCCGTATGGCACCCATGACACCTGACCGCAACCAAAGTACAGGCTGTAAGCTGCAGAGCCAACGTGGGCACCGCCGAACATACACAGCCGGGCGGCTGTTGACGTGGATGTGAAGGAGTTTGACCCGTAACTCGATGGTGGTGCGGCGAAGTAAAAAGACACCGAGCCATACACTTTGCGCGTTGCCCAATCTTGCAGGTGCCCGAACGTCAGGAACCCACCAGCCACGTCATAAAGTCTGGCGCTGGCGGTGTTGACGGTGTTGACGACGAACTTGTCTTCATCGTGGAAAGCGCAGGAGTTCACTGTCGACGCCGTGCCGAATGTGATGGTGTCGCTAACCGTCACCACATTATTTGCAACGGCGATACCGGTCTGTACAACATCCGCCCAGTTCTTGGAAACAAGCACTGTATCGCCTACCACTTGAGTGACAACAGCGCCAGTTTTCGGGTCGAAGAACTCAGACTCAAGTTGCAGCACGCTGGTGCTTGAGAAGGCTCGAACAAAGGCCATCCCCTTGAATGTAGTCCCGGCAGCGTTGTACAGATCGACGCGACGTGCCACCGCGAAGTTGCCAGAAACAAATGGCGCACTACTGCATGTGACGGTCGTTGTACCCGCTGTTGTTATCGCTGCGGACGCGTACTTTCCGCCTGTGATGGTGATAGCCATTTAGAAACTCGTCTGTGTGATGGACGCCAGCGTGCCATCCAAGTTGTATGTGAATTCTTTGCGTGTGGTGACCGCGCCGACGATGTAATCAAGCCTAGTCAGCACCCCGCTGTCGTAGGTGAACAGTTTGTATGCCCCGCTGTCGTAGTCGATTCGCGTCAGCACCCCGCTGGTGTAGGTCAAGACCGGGTCATATTCCTGCCCGGCTGGCGTTGTCCACTCGTAATCCTTATCGTCGCTGCTTGCTTTTGTGAGAACCTGACCAGTCAAGCCACCAGCTGGAAGCAGGTTATCGATGGAATCAGGTAACGTCGATCCGACATCTTTGCTCATGTCCTCCATGAGCTTGATTGCTTCGTGGCTATTGAACACCCTGGCGAGTTTGTCGCGGGTGATGCGCCGTGTCAGTATTTCAGCCACCGGAACGCACCTTTGTGAACAGTGGCTCTAACTGGGCCTCAAGCCTTGCGATGGACAGGTGTGAATCGCTGGTGCCCCTGAATCGCTGAATGCGCCAGTGCTGCATTGATCCCTGATTACGCCAGCAGATGCGTTTTGATCGCTGACCATGCCGACCGGCTTGGGTTGACTTCTCCATGCTCCAGGTCAGGCCATCAAGTGAATACTGAGTCCAGATCACCGGATCGTCACCGGGTTCAATGCGCCCAGTCAGGCATATCAGCTCAAGCTCATGGAAGATGGCCCCATTGCCCTCGTTGTAGACCACCATCGTCCCGAAGTCCCAGCCGTTGACCTGGCCATAGTGGCTACTGATTTCACTGGTCAGTACGCCTATTTTTCCGTCAATCGGGTCAGCCACATTCCATTGGTCGTAGCACCACACCAGGCCGCGCGCACGGTAGGCGCCTTTGCCAACAATGCTGGTTGTCAGCGTGAACCATACGTCCTCCTTCAGAACAGCGGATGCAATGGCGTCATAGACCAGGCACTGGTCTGGCAGGTGGATCAAGACATGCTGGTGATTCTTCTCGACCCTTGCCTCCATGACACAGCCGGACAGAACCGCCTCGGTGTATCCGGTCAGAATGTCGTCAATCTCGCGCGTGCTGATCTTGACCACGTTGCCAGGCACCATCTGATACACCGCAGGAGCTTCGCCACGACCCGAGCCGGTGAACATGAACGTTTCACCAAGGCCGCAATACATGTGCGTTCCAATGATTCCCTTGCCGACCTGGGCGCCTTCGATGCGCGAGAAGGGAAAGCCGGTACCGCCCACGTTCTGGAAGACTTCGATGGTGTACCGGCCCATGGCATAGGCCTCGTTCTTGAGTTCATCCACCGCCATGATGGGGTCTGGGTCGGATTCGGCGGACCCGTAGTGCAGCGGGTTGACGCTGGCCGGATCGTTGAGGTCAGTTGTCACCAGATTGGCGCCATCGGTGGTCATGAAATAACCGGCGATCCAGCGCATGTCATTGACGGTTCCCAGGTCGGTATCTGTTACCCGTGTCAACGTGGTGCCATTCCAGTACCAAAGTGAGCCGCCAGAGGCAATGCCAAGGCGGTCAAAGCTGTAATCGAACGTTACGGGAGCAGACCCGCCAACATCACCCAGGACCGTGACAGAGCCAGTTTTTGAAACTGTCACCAGTTTGGCTCCCATCACTCGGTAGAGCGTGCCATTCCAACTGATGCCTCCGCGATCAGCCCCCGGGCCGGTGCCGGTCTGCAAGATGCCATCGGCTGGCCGCAGGTAACCGGCGCTGATTCCTTGCTTTGTAGGAACGGGGATCAGGTTTCGCGGATACGAGGTGTGGAAGTCCGGCGAACCGGCCCCCGTGTATACCCCGTTGAGGATTGGGATTTGCGACATTCAGCCAACTCGTGACCAGGTTTTGTAGACACCATCAAAGCGCAGGCGGAAGAAGCCACCAGCGGCCAGGGTAGATGGCCCGCCGATGACGCTGGAGCCGTTGGCATTGATGGTCAGGGTGGTGACGGCATTGGTAGTGCTGACAAGCACCTCCTGACCGTGCTGGCAGGCTGCCAAGACAGGAAGAACGATGGTTCCAGCGGCATACCCAGCAACAGGCGTCAACGTCAGGTAGACGGACGACCCGTTTTCAGGTGGCACGATGGACACGCTAAACCCGGTCGCGTTTGGTGCCGCGTACTGGGTGATCAACTCGCTGCCGGCTGCCAGCAGGGTCTGCAGATATGCCGCCAGCGTGGCCAGCGTGGCAGTCACATCGGTGCCAGCAGAAGCAGAGAAGAGCGCTACCAGATCGGAATCGCTCAGCGTGGAAACCTTGGATAGTTTGTCAATGGCGCTCATGGTTAATTACCTAGTCCGGTGAGCCCCAGGCCGCCATCATCACCACCTTGAAGCGGCGCAGTGTTTGGGGCTAGAACGTATGGGTTGGTGATTCGCCACGGCTTGCAGCCCTGGCCTTGTGGTGTGCCAGCGGCAAGCTGTTGCTGCTTGATCTGCGACTTGGCGACGATGGATACTAGGGCGTCATACGCCTGCTTGGCGCCGCGCGTGGTGCTGACTTGCAGGGTCTTGCCCTTGTTTGCCGCAATGCGAACAGCGAGGTTCATGAACACGGCCTCAATTCCGATCATGGCCACGCCAGAATCTTGGTCCAGATCGCTGTCATCCTGGCTGGTGGCCATGTTGTAGCCAATGACCATGCCCAGGCCAGCCCAGGTGGCCATCAGCGTGTCAAGGCGCATCAGGCCGTACTGCATTTCATCGGGTTCAAGATCGTAGACCCAGCCGGACAGCGCCAGCTCAGCGTAAGCCGCTTCAACGAGTTGGCGCTTGGTCCAGCTCATTTACTCGCCTTTGGCCTTGAGGGCATCAGCGATCATCGCGGCTAGCTTGTCATCACCCGTGTTGTGGTGGAAGTTCAGGCCAAGCTCGGTAGCCTTCTGCTTCAACTCTTCACGGGTCGGCGGCTTGTTGGTGTCGTCGGCTGGCTGGGTTTGCTCAACCTTCACGAATTGCTCGGATTTGACGGAAGCGATCAGCGCAGCCTCATGAGCGGCTTTGGCAGCGTATTGGTCAAGATGCCAATCACCGGCAAGCGCCTGCTCAAGTTCATCCTGATCTTTGACCACCAGCAGGTCATATTTCCCGCTTTCAAGCTCACACTGTGAGCCGACTTTGTAGAGCATGCGGGGGGTTTCAAGTTGTTGCAATTCGGTTTGTTCCACGGTGTTTCCCTTGTGAGTGTGAAGACAAACCCCGGCGCGGGGCCGGGGCTATTTGGTTGATGCCGATCAGGTTTGATTCGCCACAATCACACCGACCTTTTCAGGGTCTAGCACCGTAGCCGCGTACAGCGTGGTATGACGCACGAACACTTTTCCGGTCTGTGCATTGATCTGCGCAACCATCACGATTGGCACGCCCTGCTTGGTGTTGGCGGTCAGCACCTCGGCGCCGGTACCGGTGGGGAACGCCAGGCGGCCATAGTCCAGAGTCACTGCGCCTTGTGCCCAGAACACGTTTGCCGGTTTCGTGGCGTTGTTCAGGAAGGTCACAGCAGCACCAGCAGCAGCTTGCGCGGTCACGTTCTGGTATGGGCCGGAGGTGATGATCTTGGGAGTCACAACCAGATTGGCCGTACCTTGACCGCTGATAACCCGGAATGTCATCAATTGCCCGGTGTCCGTCTTGCTCTTCATGTGCACCGCATTGACACCGGCAATGGTGAAGGCCGCACCGGCCACCGTGTTGGCGATGTTGGCGCCAGCAACCACCAGGGCGCCGTAACGGTTGTCAGTGGGCACATCACCTGTCATTGCCGTCACCGTGTGAGAGGTGTTCGCGTTGACGGTTGTGCCAGTCACCGTGCCATTGGTTGTCACATTGGCGATCTGGTCAGTGCGGAACGTGGCAAAGCTGGCAATGTCAGGCACCTTGCTGCGCTCGTAGGCGTCCTTGCTGCGGTCACCCAGATACGCACGGTTGCCCAAGTCCTTGGCGATCACGGAGTAATCGAACGGGCTCAAGAACAACTTGCGGTCCGGGTTGGTGATGCCACGCGAGATCATCAAAGCCTCGGCAGTGGCGCCATCATCCCAGGCAATCGCGCCCACCTTCTTGACGAAGATGGAAGCCTGGGCCGCACACTTGGCATACAGCGTGGTTTCGACTTCAGCAGCCAGGGAGATGGCGGCGGCATTGCCCATGTTCATCATGATCTGGGTGTCGCGCAATTCCTTGGCGTCCAGCTCATAGATCACGTTTTGAGGTGAGTTGAACACCGTGGGCACGAAGCGGTCGATCACGTCAGTGCGGGTCGATCCCGACACATCCAAGCCGCTTACCGTAGCGGCTTCGTAGTTCTGCTTCTTGTAAAACGTATCACCGGCACGCTGCATGGTTTGCGCGTCAGGGTACGAGGTGGTTGCGGCTTGGGACAGAACGCACGCGGCGTCATACCCTTCGACTACTTCCTCAAACATCAGTTCGAGGTCTTTTGCAAGTGCGTTGGCCATAATAGGCTCCTAAAAAATGAGTGGTCAATGCGGATTGCTCCGCGCTTCTTTACTCATCCGTTAGGGCCGGACGGTGGCCGCAAACACTACCCGTTTAGGTGGGTGACTCCTGCCGAATTACTCGGACTTTCCCGGGCTTTTCAGCTCGGTTTCTTCGCACGCTTGGCGGCAAAGTATTGGGTGTAGTCTCCGGTCTTCTCGGCCTTTGCTTTCAATTGATCGAGTGCGACACCAGAGATCGCTGCGCCAGAGGCACCACCACGAAGGGTGCGTTCAGGCGTCGGTATTGCTTTGCGTGATGTGACTTTCAATTTGGTCTCCAGTTTGGCAATGGCAAAGGCAAACTTCACCGGGTCGGTGATGGCTGCAACTTCCTTGGCCATCTTCGGATTCTTCCCGAGTGCATACACCAGCATGGCGGCGTTTTCTGCACCGGTCAAAAGAACGCCCTGCTGAACCACATTCAGTGTTTCTTGTACGGATGCTTCGGCATCGTCAAAATCTTTGACTTTCAGCGTGGTCTTGGCTTTGCTGTAGTCTGTCAGCCTGGTTTGCCATGCCTCGAACGCCTTGTTATCGGCCTCCACTTTGGCGCGCTTCTGCTCATCAGCCGAGCGTTTGAGTTCGTGCCAAGCTTCAAGATCAGCCTCATACTTGGCTTCATCAAAGTCACATGAAGCCAGCGTGGGTTTTTCACCAACAACCACTTCACTTTGCGCCGGGGCCGCCACCTTGGCTTCCAACTCGCGGATGCGGCGATCCTTTTCACGGTTGCTTTTGCGCAACTCTTTGACCCACGCTGGGGCTCGTCCCGCGTCTTCTTCCTCTGGTACTGGCGCCTCGTCGCCAATGGTGATGACCAGGTCATCTTCGGATTCATCGCCAGCACCTTCCGCAGCTTCATCCGCATCACCGGCACCAGAACCATCATCCGAGGCTTGATCGTCGGCAACATCATCGCTTTGATCATCACTGGGATCAGCGAGATCAACGTCAGTTCCACCAGCATCGGAGCCATGCTCCCCAGCCGGTGCGCAGAGTCGGTGCAGTTTCATCAAGCGAAGAATGAGGGTCATTTGTGGCCTTTATGAAGCTCCCGGAAAGCGGCCCGGGGGTGCCGTCAGGCGCGATTATTATTCAAATGCTTTGAATCCACAAGTGTGCATGATTCAAATGAATTCAATCATTGTTGCTGTGCTTGGCTATTCAGCAGCTCAGCAAGCACCTGAATGCTCGACAAATGCGCCTGGTTCTGCTCTGCCATCGCATCGGTCATGACCTTGACGGCCTGGGCTTTCTTGAGGTCAGACGCTGCAATCGTGTCCACCGTCTTGGCGTGGCCCAGAGCGGCATCACTGTCGGCCTGGCGCGCTGCGGCCTGCAGGTACTCGGTTTGCGGGTCCGGCTTCTGGTTCTGGGCGACCTGCATCAGTTCTTGCGTTTCTTCCTCGGTCGGCTTGACAACGCCCATCTTGACCAGCTTGGCGCGGCAGAAGTCGCGCAGGTCTTGCAAGCCCTCGCCTTCCATGTTCATGATGGCCGCCGCCGTGATCACCTGCAGCAGCTCCTGGTCTTGCGTGATCTGCGCCATGCCGGTGAGAGCCCGCACCGTGGCGGCACGCTTGCTGCTGGAGCTTGGGCCAACGTCTACCCAGACATCGAACTTGGCATCGTCAAGATCGTTCTCAAGCACCTGTTCTCCGGACTTGGCATCGATCACCGGTCGGCGCATGGTCACGGTGTCCATTTTTCCGTCTTCACCGACCATCTTCATCTGGCGCTCGTCTTCGACAAACAGCTCCTTCGCCATGGACAGCCAAATCTCTCCGCAGCGCTTCATGGCCTTGCTGAAATTGCTCATGTAGATGAAGACCTGCATGTCCAGTCGGGTCTGGATCAGCTCCACGGCCTTGCCTGATAAGTTGGGCTGCAGTTGTTCACCGGCCTGCTGGTTTCCAAGCAAATCCTCAAGGGCTTGCTGTGCGATCTGGATCAGAGCCGCCATGGCTGGCGGGATGTTCGGCGCCTTGGTGTAGCCAATCGGCCCGGCTGCCTGGGGATTCCCCTCGGCATCACGCAGGGAATTGATCAGCAGGTAGGGATACCGCTGAATGTTGTCTTCTGCCCACATCGTGGCATGTCCAAGAATCTGCTCTGGCGTCAGGATTGGCTTTTCAGTGTCAAAGCGTGCCGCGATCTCGGTCAACCATGACAGCAGCGTATTCATCAGGCGCTGCGCATCCTTGGCCAGGCGCACGTGACCCATGCAGCGCTCGATGTTGTCAACAAACCAGCGCTTGCCGTAGGCAACGACGATGGGGATGCACTTGCCCGGGATGATGCCGCAGTCTTCCTCGACCTGGAAGCCTGACAGGATGTACTTGTGCACACGCTTGGTCTTGATCTTCTTCTGGCGCACCTCACGGAACCCGGTGGCCAGCAATTCGGCAAGCTTGTCTGGGTCGTCTTTCAGATCAGAATCAGGCACCCGCATGTCCTTGTCATCAAGGCCACGGAAGATGTGGATCAGCTCAGACTTTTCCTCGATCTTGTACAGCTCGCAGACGTATACCACATCCGGTGTTGACCAATCAAACTCGCGCTGGTGGATGATCTGCGGCCAGGTCGATGGGTTGTGGCCGAATTCTTCCTTGAATGCCTGTGGTGTGTAGCTGGACAGCACATAGCACCGTGTGGCGTCGCTCTTGTCCTGGCGCTTGGCGTCCAGATCGAAAAAAACAGAACTGTCAGCATCGAAGATCGGTTCGATGCGGATGCGCTGGTGGTCGTTTTCGTCGTCGTCGTCGTCTTCATAGTCGGCGCGCAGCCGGAAGGCGCCAATGCCACCGCCTACAGCCTCTTCAAAGCAGTTGTCATAGGCTTCCTGGGCGCTGCTGTCCTGTTCATCAGCTCGGTACAGGCCGCCGCAGGTGTCGGCCAGCTCTGAATTGGTGGTGCCATCCTTGGGCGTGAAATCAACCGTAATGCGGTTGTTTCGGTACTCGTTGATGATCCGAATGACCGAGAGGTGGACCTTGTTGAACTCCAGCCGGGGCTTGTTCTCGAACTGATCACCCAGCGGCCCTTCCCATTGGGCTCCGGCAACAGAGTAAAAGCGGCGATCTTGCAAGCACTGCAGCCGCTCGTCTCGCATCGCGGTCTGGATGCGGTCGAATTCCTCCATTGCATCGGAGTGAATCTTTTGAAGGCGCTCTTCTTTCGTCGTCTGTGCCATAGTCATAGCCCTTGAAGGGGGTATGAGCTGCTGGCACTCGATTACTCAGCGGGCCGGTGGGCCGGGGTGATGGTGCGATTCTATCTAGCCGCAACAGTTGAAGCAATCAGCGGCGACTGTCGCGCTCAATATTGATCAGCATCCCAATGATCAGCAACAAAAGAAAAATCCAGAATGACATGATGACTCCTTTGTGTTTGCTAAATTCTATCGGCGCGCGTAGTGGTTGACCATAGGCAAAGGCACAACAGGCACAACCTTTGGCCTTCCGATGTCTCCAAAGCTCACGGCATGGCGGCGCATCATGTAGGCGTACCTGACTGCATCCAGTATGTCATCCATCGTTTTGGAGATATTTCCATTGTCATCGCGGTGGTATTGCAAGAACTCGTCGAACAAGTCGCGCAACCCCGCAAACACCTTGAACTTGCCCTTCATCATCAGGTCTCTGATCTCAAACAGGCCAGCCTCAACACCGTTTGAGCCGTCTGGCCAGGTGGCGTGATTGGGTAGTAGAGTGAACCCGGCAGCAATGTAATGCGCCTTCTGTTGCTTCCCGCTGCCCTTCTCGGTCTGCAATCCGTCGGATGGCCACGCAGTTGGCACGCCAGCAGACCAAGACTTTGTCACTGACCATGCGGTATCAGCCAGCACCTGGCGCTTCTTCCAAGCCTTGGTCACATAGATGCATTCGTTCTCAACATCAATGGCAAGCTGCACCTGGGCTTGCGGGTGATCCCATCCAAAGTCCATGCCATCGATGACCTTGAAGTGTTGCGGAATTGCAAACGGTGGGATTGTGATGTCTTCCTCTGCGATGTCGTAGATGCGGCCATGGCCAAGCATCGGCACGCCCTTGGTGCGCATTTCTCGCTGGTGCGCCGGGTAGCTTCCGAGCAAGTCTTCCTTCACCTGTTGGTTCAAATGCGGCGCATCGTCCCAGCCCTTTTGCATGCAGAACTGAGCCCGACCAGGCGTATCCATGAACTGAATCACCAATTCGGTGCGCCCGTTTTCCGGAGTGAATGTCAGGATGCCGCGCCCTCCGTTTCCCTTATCGCCGGATGCGGTACGGGTCAGCACCTGCGGAAAGATTGACGAGTCTCGCGGCTCTTCATCGATGTGGAACCAGTCGACATCATCACCCATCAGAGCGTGCTGCCCTTGGCTATAGCTCCAAAACTGAATGCGCGACGTGTCGCCTGACTTGTGTTTGATCAGCAGCGTTCGCACTGCATTGGGCGTTCCGGTCATGGATTCGTAGCCAATAATCCGGTCGGCTGGGATCAATCCACCTGCAAACGTGTCGCCATTCTTTTGCCCGACAAGCGGCTTTTGCAACAGATCGCGGGTCTTTTCTCCTGAATACCCAAGGCACCAGATCAGCGGCGCATGGTCAAACCGGTGGCCGTCCCAATCATCCGGGTACTCACCCAGCGCATGGATGGCATCGATGTAGGTGCCAAGGTAGGTCTTACCGATCCGGTTGGCGGCTATCAGGCAGCACTGCGAATGCGTTGCCGTCAGGTGGATGAATTCATGCTGCCAGTCGTACAGACCGGCAAAAATCGTCGTGAAAAGCCGAGCGCGCTCCCGTTCGGCCTGCTCTTCAAGAAGCAATGCCAGTTCCTCCATTTCAATCCGGCTTGACATTGACTCTCCCCTGCAGCACAGCAATGCGTGCCATGAGCTGGTCGTCGCTCATGGTCTTGATGGGCGGCATATCGTCTGCGCCGCCGATGGCCAGCTTGTCACCGTATCGCTTCGGGTCCCATTTGGACAGCAGTTTCAGGCGCGTTTCGATCTGAAGCTTCCGGTGGCCCAGCATGTCGCCGCGCTTAACCTCGATGGATTCCGGTATCACCACAACACCATCCTGATTTTTTACGGCTGGCGTCACTTTCTCTTCAATCCCAACCATGGGAGTGTCCGCAATCACAAGGCACTGAGCGGCCAAAGCGTCAAACCCTCGCGCGCGCGCCTGCGCAATGTCGGAAGAAAAGCACGGCATGCGCTCAGTCCAATCTCTCACCGTTCTGTCAGTCGGCATCCCCACATCCCGGCAAATCACCGCCAGCGGCTCACCGGTTGCCAGTCGTTCACAAATCCGCTTCCCAAGTGGCACGGTGTAAAGCGATGGCCTGCCCTTTTTCTTGGGCGCTGGCTTCTTTGTTGGTTTCTTCGCGGTCACTCCCTAATCTCCTTACGTGGATTCTTCCTGCCATAACTCCAGCTCTCGCCAACATGGAACTGCTGGCAGTGCTGGCAGTGGTACGGTTCAACGTGGCTCTCTCTGTGCGTCTTGCGCATGCGCTTGGCGGTCTGCTGGGCCTTGTTGAAGCTGGTGAATGGCACTTTGCCGGTGCATCCGGATTTGAATTCGTGTCTAGCTTCCATGGGTCCTCCGGGCATATTCGGCCATGAGTTCCTGTGCAATGCCCTGGATGGCGTAGGCTTCCTGCTCTGATGCCGGGTGGCGTTCTCCGTAGTATTCGCACCACTCCTGCCATGCGTGTACCGCTTCATGAATCAATAGTCCAGCAATCTCGACACCTGTACGCTTCTCGTAGTTGCTCAAGCAAACGACCACACACAACCCATGAGGCGCAGCAAGAGTGTGAGCGGTAGCGTCAGACTGCGGCGTCTTGATCCATTGATCAACAGGAGTAACCTTGCAGTGCTTCATTGCTTGCCTGTATTCGCGCTCAGACAAGCAAAGGCAAAGGTATGGCCCTGGTTCTGAAATGCGGCGATCAAGCCACTTGATGCCATTTGTCTTGCTCATGCGATTTGCCTCACAGTCTCATTGATTGCCTTCAATTCGGTCATCTTGTGCAGCGACCAGAGCAGGCGGGTGCCGTGCCAGCCGTCTGGGCCGCGGTGACAGGCTGGGCAAAGCGGAATGCTGATCCACCACATGCCCTGCTCGGGCTCGTGCACTTCGCAGCCGTCGGAATCGCCGTAACTGCCACAAACCACGCAGGGCAGGCGCGCGACTTTCTCGATGTGGGCCCGCTCGGCAGCGGTGGGGGAGCGTTTGTTTTTTGATCTCACCGGTAGTTCTCCCACCTCGTTTCTGAAAACTGCACACCCAGGTCGGTTTGCGCAAATGCCATCACCTTGATGATGTACTCGGCCATCTTGCGAATGCCCAAGCCTTTGGTGGTACCGATGGTTGTGGTGACAACTGGGCGCTTCTTACCGGCGATGCAGACCCGCTTGGACACACGCGGCAAATGCTGGCGTTTTGCAAGTTCGTGCCATGCTTCTGTGGTGTAGCGTTGACCGCCGATGCGAGCCTGTTCGCTGATTTCTGTCAACACAACACCCCAGTAAAAGCGCCCTTGCTGCACCGTCTTGGCGTCTTCCTCGGGCTCCACGGTCACGCGCAGGCGTTCGATGCCGTTTTGCCACTGCGATCTACAGTACGGCCCCATCTGGCCAGCAATGAAGGCGCGGGCCTGGTCTGGGTTTATCAGGGTGGCCTGCAGGGCGTATTGACTCATGACCGGATGATCTCCGTCATCTGTCCGCAGTGACGGCATTTCGTCTTACTGCGCTCGGATAGCCGCTTCATTTCATCC